AAGTGTGACGACTCCGTTTATACAGGGAACTGCTTTTGATAGTTACGGGAAATTTAGATTATATAATGACGCAGATTTAAATTGTATTGGAATAAATTATCTTATGTCATATGGTGCTTTAAATCATTCGGCAATGACTTTTACAGTAACGAATGATGCTAACGCAAGAGGTTGGGTGTGGCGACGCAGTAACCACGAAAAAAATCAAGGTTCTATGTCTTTGACAACGTCAGGTATTCTTACAGTAGCGGATAGAATACGAGTCGGTTATGGTGAAAGTGATACGGGAACATCAACCGAAAAATTAGATGTGAGTGGTTCTGCGAATATCTCGGGTGACTTATTTATGAGAGAATTACCTACAACAGATAGGTCTACCCCGTCTAAAACTATATTTTTCGATGTAATAGATGATAACGGATTCGCCAACATAGCAGATGGTTCAAGTTTGGGACAAATTATATTCCGTATTAATGAAAATAGTGATTACATTGTAGGTAATATTCCAACATTCCAAGATTATTCAATGATACGTGGGGAAGTTGATTCTACGAATAATGGTGCAACATTAGGCGGTCGTTTGCAAGGTGGAATATCTTTTTGGACAAGAGACGACGGAGACACAGGAACAACTGGATTACAAAAACGAATGATGATTAGACACACTGGAGATGTTGGTATAGGCACAGATAATCCACAAGCAAAATTAGATGTGAATGGTTCTGCGAAAATCACTGGTGCTTTAACTGGAACAACAGCAAATTTTACAACAAGTGTCACGACTCCAATTTTACAAGGTGTTGCGATTAATGATTATCATAAAATACGATTATGGTCTGATACAACTACAAATAGTATAGGGATTCATCCTAACAGCACTTATGGTGCATTAAGCGGACCCGTTATGACGTTTACAGTAGTGAATGAGAGTAATAGAGGTTGGTTGTTTCGGGACGACGGACATACATTACTCACACAAGGGGCGATGTCTTTAACTACTCAAGGTATTCTTACAGTAGCAAGTAGAATACGAGTCGGTTATGGTGAAAGTGATACGATAATTTCAACTGAAATATTAGATGTGAATGGTTCGGCGAATATATCGGGTGCTTTAACCGCTAATAATTACAATGTTGGTTCTGCTCCATTAATTACGCAAATATATACATTTTATCAATCCGATAGCGACCCATTTGACAATGATGAACAGTTTTTTTATCACTCGGGTGTTCTTGACAATAGTAAACCAAACGGTATTAGGGGAATGAAAACACCCGTAAAAATACGTCCTTATTCTATATCACTGTCATTTGATAATGATGCAATAGACGGAGACACAACATTTTTTTTTGAATTACGTAGCACTTCAGGAACAAGTAGTTTTTTGACTGACGCAGGAACATCTCTAAAAGGAAGAGCGACTCTTACTGGGACTAGAATATCAGCAACTAACGTTTTAATAACTGATGTGGTTGATATACCAGCAGGTGATGTATTTGGATTATTCTTACGAGATTTTACGGGAGATACCTCTATCAATAATGAGTGTATAGTAAAAGTATATTTTTCTCAAGTTATGTAAAATTATTTTAGCAGTTTATGAGGTTTTTGTAGACGTATTCTTTTCAACAGTTGTTTTAAACGAAAATTAATAATAAAATGAATAACCATATAAATAAATACAATAGTTAATATCAAAACATCATAAAACAACAAAAATACTTAATAATCACATATATAATATGAAAATTAATCTTAAAACGTCATAATCTACTTAAAAATGATACTTAATGGTTAATAAAATATATTTTATTAATTCTTATATGCTTTAAACAATGATAAAAACGCTTATTAATGTTAATTATTGTTTTATTTCTCTCAATATGTTCTTTTAGTATTAATAATCATATTATATATGTGGTTATTAATATATTCCTTAATTATTATCTTTATATCTTCATCAGATCGATCTGTCCGTTATCATTTACCATACGGTCTGTTCCTCCAATACCTACATCAATCTCCTTACGTAACTTGGGGTCACTTGGTTGAAAGAAGTGCTTGAGAATATACTCATTTGCTTTGAAATCGATTGATACATTCAGATCATCAAAGAAAAAAAGAAAATCCTCTGCATCTTTGTAGACATCTCCAGTACGATGTGGATAAGCAAACAAATAATGTAACATCGCACAGCAAAAGAACCCACACACTTCGCCCATAAGAGACTGGATGTTTTTTGTGTTGAATGGTAATTTTTGTCCTGTGCTTTTCAATACAGCATTTTTTATATCTTCGGGTGGTGGTGCTCCGTAGGAATCAAAATAAAATGGTTTTACTTTGTTGTCTTTATATTTCATAACTACTAAACAAGTCCAGTGAGAACCTGAATTTAACATACCTGTTTTTGGATCAAACTCATCGTCTAGATTAATTATATATGCTTTGTTATATTCTACTTTGGTTGGCATCTCATCTTTGAATACAATTTTAGCAAGTGGGACTTTCATCTTCTTCAGAAGCGTTTCCATTTGAGAATCAGTGAGAGACATATTAACTTATATATTATAAAAAGATTATAATATTTAATTTGTTTCTTAATTTATACGTTTATTTTTAACCACACATTCCATTCCCTCTCATTTGAATGTTTTGAGGCATTGTATGTCTAAATTGGAAATTGGCGTTCATTGCTTGTGATTGTAATGCTGGATGACTCATAGGCAATAGATTACCCATAACACCAATTAACCCAGCACTAGGTGTTATACCCATTCCTCGTCTTCCACCAGCATATAAACCCTCACCGTCCATCATACCTCTTCCAGCGTACAATCCTTCTCCTTCCATCATTTCCATTTCCATTTTTCTCATTCTTTTTGCTAGTGCTATATTTACACCTGCACCATCAATTGCTTTATTTAATTTTTTACCAGCGAATTTTCCTAATTTGTCACCTACAATACCAGCGACTGGAATTAATTGAGGTTGTCCCAATAGGGTCGCTCCAGCAACTAAACCTGATGTTGCTAAACTCGGAAGTTGTTTTGCTACTTCCTTACCTAATTGCTTACCTGCCTGTATAGCAACCTTCTTAGCAACTTTACCTGCCTTCTTTGCTATAGTCTTGAAAATGCCTTTTCCTTCCATTTCATCAGCACCTTCTCTATTTGCTTGTATTTCATTTGGTGAAAGCCTCATTTGAAATCCTTTGTTCTTACTCAACGCTTTAGTCGCTATATTGAATGTGGATGGTTCAACAATCATAATTACACCACTGCCCTTTACAGAGGGTTTGCATCTTATCATATGACCATTTCTAACTTTAGACATCTGTGCAGGAGAAATTCCAACTTCAATTCGTTCCATATTATTATATTATAAGATTAGAAAATAATATGGTGATTGTGTTCCGTTAATAAACGCCTAAATCTTATTAGTTTTATTTTTACGGTATTCTTTCTCTCGTTCCTTGATTTTGTCTGCGTTATTTTTACGGTATTCTTTCTTTAACTCCTTGATTTTGTCTGCGTTATTTTTACGGTATTCCTTATTTCGTTCCTTGATTTTTGCTGCATTATTTTTACGGTATTCCTTACCTTGTTCCTTGATTTTGTCTGCATTATTTTTATTGTATTCTTTGCTTTGTTCCTTGATTTTGTCTGCGTTATTTACATAGTATTCCCTTTTTTTATCTTTGATTTGTTCCTTTATACCTTCTTCGCTAATATATGCTCTTATCACATTTGCATTATTAACACCTAAATCAATATATTCTTGTTCTTTCATATTGAGGTGTGTTTTAGATTCACAAGGATAAATTTCAATCACAACCATTTTCCAGTTATCCCACCCCTTATTTGCTCTAATAATTTCATATAATTTTTTATTGTGTTCTTTATTTTTACTATTATTACAAGCAGTTTTATGATGATTTTTCCTTTTAGTAAACGCTATACTACTTCCATAATAAATATAATCGCAAGAACCATCTTCACAATATATTTTATAAATTACTGAATTATTGGTATTATAATCTGGCATTTTTCTATATATGATATGATTAAATCGTTTTAAGTCTTTTTATTAAAATCTCTCTGTAGATTTATAATATTCTCTGTTATATCAGTCGAATCTCCCCATAGCAATCTATAACTAAATAATGCTGGACTCGGAATATTATTATCTATTAATCGTTTTTCCTTTTCATTAGCATAATGTCGTTTCCTATATGCTTCTCTCTTTTTTTCATCTTGATGATCTATATAAGTGCTAGCGCCGTCTAACCCGAAGTGATACACCTTTTCAATACCATCTTCATCTTCAATCACAATACGTAATCGTTTAGTTGGTTTGTTGCTTTTTGTTACTTCAATTATT